TATACTTAGATAAAAAATTGGATTAGGTAATGGCTACTCACGATTATGTTATAGATAACTCCACTGGAGCTAATGTTCGAACTGATTTAAATAATGTACTCCAGGCGATATTAACTAATAATAGCTCTAGTTCTGCTCCCAGTACCACTGCTGCATATATGCTTTGGGCTGATACAAGTAATAATATTTTAAAGATGAGAAATTCAGCAAATGATGGCTGGATTGATCTAAGAACATTAACAGGTGGTTTAACCTCGGCTGCTGATGCAACAATAAATTCTGTAACTATAGGTAAAGGTGCAAACTCTGTTGCTGGTAACACTGTTCTTGGAGAGAGTGCTTTAGATGCTTCTGTTTCTGGTGGAAATAATACGGCTATTGGTAAAGATGCTTTAACTGCATTAACTTCTGGAACAAGAAATACAGCCGTAGGTTCTTTAGCTTTAGATGCTAATACTACTGGCTCACATAACGTAGCAGTAGGAGCAGGAGCAACTTTAAGTGCCAATACAAGTGGTATTTACAATGTAGCAATCGGAGATTCTGCATTATCTGCTAACACAACTGCTAATCAAAACGTAGCTGTAGGTTTTGGTGCTTTACTAACTAATACAACTGGAGCAGGTAACACTGGGTTAGGTCATAGTGCTTTATTTTCAAGTACTACCTCGTCTAACAATACAGCAGTTGGTAATCTAGCTTTATATGCAAACACAACTGGAACCAATAACGTAGCTGTAGGTGCTAATGCCTTAGATGCTAATACTACTGCGGATCATAATACTGCTGTTGGTAAAGATGCTTTAACTGAATCCACAACTGGAAGTCAAAACACTGCCGTAGGGTCTTTAGCTTTAGATGCTAATACTACAGGTTCTGACAATACTTGTCTTGGTCAATTTAGTTTATCAGGTAATACAACTGGAGCAGAAAACACAGCAACAGGCCAAGCTGCGTTAGCTGAAAATACAACCGGAGGACAGAATACTGCTGTTGGAAATGATGCCTTGAGAAATAACACTACAGCATCTGCAAATACAGCAGTAGGTAAATCAGCACTACAACTAAACACAACTGGAATATACAACACTGCGATTGGTTATCTTGCGCTAGATGCTAACACCACAGCAAATAATAATACAGCCGTAGGTACTAATTCTTTAAGTGCTTGTACAACAGGAACACAAAACACAGCACTTGGATCTTATGCTTTAAACACTAGTACAACTTCAAATGACAATACTGCTGTTGGTTATGTTGCTTTACAAGTAAACACAACTGGAACAAAAAATACTGCCGTAGGTGCTTTTGCGTTAGATGCAAACACAACAGCAGATCATAACACTGGTCTTGGTTATGCTGCTTTATCAACAACTACAACAGGAGCAACAAATACTGCTGTTGGAGATAGAGCTTTGCAAAACACTACAACTGGTGGTGGTAATACTTCTGTAGGTTACAGAGCATTATTATCAAACACAACAGCAGATAGCAACACTGCTGTAGGTTCAGATGCTTTAACAAATAATACAACTGGAACGGAGAACGTAGCGGTTGGTGCAAATGCGTTAGATGCTAATACAACGGCCAACCAAAATACCGCTATTGGTTTTGAAGCTTTAACTACAAATACAACTGGGGCAGGTAATACAGCTTTAGGTAATGGTGCTTTACAGTTGAACACTACTGCAAGTAGCAATGTTGCTATAGGTAAACAAGCTTTATTTTCGAACACAACTGGAACGGAGAATGTAGCTGTAGGTACTAATGCACTCGATGCTAATACCACAGCTAGTTACAATACTGGGGTTGGCTGGAATGTATTAAGTGCAAACACAACAGGTATAACTAATACTGCTGTTGGTAGGGGTTCTTTAGCTTCAAATACGACTGCGGATAGCAATACTGGTTTAGGTTCTCAAACTTTAGCCTCAAATACAACTGGAGCTTCAAACACTGCTGTAGGAAGAGATGCCTTGACAGCAAACACAACTGGAGCAGCCAGCACTGCGGTTGGGTTTCAGTCCTTAAACTCTAATACTACTGGCGATCAAAATACTGCCTGTGGAAATAATGCTTTAAGAGATAACACAACTGGACAATACAACACTGCTGTAGGAACTCAAGCTTTAATAAACAACGAAACTGCTAATAATAATACTGCTTTAGGAGCATTTGCTTTACTATCAAACACAACTGGACAATACCTCACTGCTGTAGGTGCTTACGCCTTAGATGCAAATACTACAGCTAATAATAATATAGCCGTTGGTTATCTTGCCTTAACCGATAATACAACTGGTGCAAGTAATGTTGGTATTGGTGTTCAGGCTTTAGCTAATAACGAAACTGCTAATAACAATACTGCTGTTGGTAATGAAGCTTTATTTGCAAACACAACTGGAGCACAGAACGTAGCTATTGGTTCTGCTGTTTTAGATGCAAACACTACAGCAGCTAACAATGTTGGTATTGGTTACTCCACATTATCAGCCAATACAACTGGTACTCAGAATGTAGGAATAGGAACATCAACTTTAGGAGGTAATACTAGTGGTAGTTATAATATAGGTATAGGTGTAGATGCTTTAAACAATAGTACAACTGCAAATAATAATACTGCCGTTGGACATGCTGCTCTATCAAGCACAAATGGAGATTCAAATTCAGCTTTTGGATATAAAAGCTTACGTATAACCTCTGGAAATTCAAATTCAGCTTTAGGTAAGGAAGCTGGAAGTACCGTCACAACAGGATCAACTAATATAATTATTGGATCAGGTGCAGCATCTAGCAGTAGTATTACTACAGGATCTAGTAATATAATTATTGGTTGCAACTTTAACCCTAGTAATCAAAGTAATTTACTTGCTTTTAATAATGCCTCGCAAACTATAAGTTGTTCGGCAGGTGCAACTAGTTTTAGTTTTTCTTCTGATGGTAGGGATAAAACAGATATTATTGATCTTTCATTAGGATTAGATTTTATTAATAAATTAACACCTAGAAAATTTCGTTGGGATTATAGAGATACAAGTAGATTTCCTGTTGATTCAAAAGAAAAACCAGAAATATTGATAAAAGCAGGTTTTATTGCACAAGAAGTTGAAGAAGTTTTAAAAGAAGAAAATGCTAAATATACAGGAATTGTAAATGACAATGACCCTGATGCTCTTGAAGTTTCTGCAACAGGAATGATTCCAATGATGATAAATGCTATAAAAGAGTTATCCGCAAAAGTCACAGCCCTCGAAGCAGGGTAAACTAAAAGTAACTTAATTTTTATTATGGAAGAAAAAACCGCAACAGAAATCGCAGCAATTTTTAAAGCTGCTGGTGATAGCGTAACTGTTATCGGTACGGCTCAAGAATCAGATGAAACTGATACTGAATTTAAAGAAAAAATTCAAAGAAACGTAGAGCATCTTGAAATTATCAAAGACTACAAAAAACTTGATGGAACAACTTCTATCTGGACATCTGAATCTTTTACAGACATAGATGCTGCTATTGTTGCTGGCAAAAAACTCTACTAAATTATGAATCTTAAAGAAAAATTACAGCAACTTGCTATTGAAAGACAAAATTTGCAAATTGCTTTATATGAGGTTAGTGGTGCGATGAAGATCTTGGAACAGCAGATTCTTGAAGCTGAACCCGAATCAACCCAGCCATCAGATACAGAGGCATCAACCCCACAAGAAGTAACAGCACCATCAGAGTAAGTGGTGCTACCATTTTATT